CATTGGTTGGGCTTGTATTCAACAGGTAATCGATAGAAATTATTCTAATCTTTACTACATGAGTAAGGATTTAAAATATGTGGATGTAGAACATCAACTTAACAATCGATATAGAGCAGAAGAAAGAGGAATGGTAGCTGGGTTCTCTACTACCTCAAGAACTAGACCTTTAATAATTTCAAAGTTAGAAGAATATGTTAGAGAAAAATCCATTATAATTCGTTCTATCAGAACTATTGATGAATTGTTTACATTCATTTGGATGAATGGTAGAGCGGAGGCAATGAGGGGATATAATGATGATTTAACTATGAGTTTGGCTATTTCACTTTGGGTAAGAGATACTGCTCTGAGATTGAGACAAGAAGGTATTGATTTAACTAAACAGGCAATCAATAGTATTTCATCTTATACTTATAGTGGAATATATGGGAGTAATAATATGGATGAAAATCCTTGGCAAATGAAGATTGGAGATTCGGTTGAGGACTTATCAAAATGGTTATAAATTTACTTTTTAATATTTATATAGTATATGTATAGTTTGAGTAATAATATCATATTGGAATGTAACGAAAGTAATCTTTCGGAGGCACTACAATATCATATAGATACTAATACTCCTTTAGTGGAGAATGTATTCAGATATGGTTCGAAAGGTTACTTTGAATTATACAATGAGGCTCGTTCTTTATATATTGGTGGAAAACTGAATTCTCTAAATGAGGATGATATTTGGTTATTGGAATCCGACTTAGGAAAGTGGGGAATCTATGAAGGAAAAAAAGTTCTTTTAGATTTTCCATTCCCAATAAATGAAGCTAAGTATCAAGGTAAGGATGTAAAACTTAACAAACCTCAAAGAAGTTCAGGTCCAAAGAAATACCAAGTTTATGTTAAGAACGATAAAGGAAATGTTATTAAGGTAAACTTTGGTGATGCAAAAGGTGGGTTATCCGCAAAGATTTCTGATAAAGATGCTAGAAAGGCATTTGCAGATAGACACAATTGTAGTGATAAAAAAGATAAAACCAAAGCTGGGTATTGGGCTTGTAACATGCCTCGCTATGGTAAATCTTTAGGTGTTACACAAGGTAACTTTTATTGGTAATGAATCCATATAAACAAGTTACTGAAAATGATGTTATTGTAAGAACCTTTTCGGAAGATGTAGAATCTGAAGAATTGGTTTGGCACAGAGACAGAAAAGATAGAGTAGTTGAAGTTGTTCAATCAAACGGATGGAAATTCCAAATGGATAACGAACTACCAAAAACTTTGGAAAGTGGAGATGTGGTAGAAATACCAAAAGAAACTTTCCACAGAGTTATTAAAGGTGAGGGAAACCTCATTATTAAAATAAAAGAATAAAGGTTATAAAATAAAGAAACAAAATGGCAGAAGCACAAAATAGTTCATTCTTTCAGAGATTAACGAAACTCTTTTCTACCCAAGCAATCGTAAAGGTTGACAAGGATGGAAAGAGAAAAGTTGTTGATGTTGATGATAGACAGCAAGGTGGTACTAACTTAATGAATTTAAGAGATAGATACACCAAACTACAAAGGTCTTTTTATGGAGACCAGATGGCAGCTCAATCAATGGCTTACCATCAAGTTAGAAGGGAATTATTCAGAGATTATGATGCGATGGATAATGACCCAATTATTTCATCGGCATTGGATATCTATGCAGATGAATGTACACTTAAAAACGAATTTGGAGAAGTTGTACAAATCAAATCAAAAAATGAAAAAGTAAAAGATATCTTAGAAAACCTTTTCTATGATATTCTTAATATTGAGTTCAACCTTTGGTCTTGGACTCGTAATATGGTTAAGTATGGTGATTTCTTCCTATTACAAGAGATTCAACCAAATGTTGGTATTATCAATGTAAAACCACTTCCAGTTTACGAAACTGAAAGATTAGAAAATACTGACCCAAACAATCCAAACTACATTAAGTTCAAAGTAAATCATGACCCCAATGGTAAAGGTGAATATGAGAACTATGAGATTGTTCATTTCAGATTACTATCAGATACAAACTTCCTTCCTTACGGAAAGGCAATGATTGAGAATGGTAGAAGAATTTGGAAGCAAGTTTCTTTGATGGAAGATGCTATGTTGATTCATAGAATTATGAGAGCACCTGATAAGAGAGTTTTCAAAATTGATATTGGTAACATTCCACCACAAGAGGTTGATAACTACATGCAAAAGATTATCACCAAAATGAAGAAAACTCCATTTGTGGACAAGCAGACTGGTGATTACAACTTAAAGTATAACATCCAAAACCTAACTGAAGATTTCTTCTTACCTGTTAGGGGTGGTGATAGTGGTACTCAAATTGATTCATTGGGTGGTTTAGAATATACTGCAATTGATGATATTGATTACCTAAAAAACAAAATGTTTGCAGCATTAAAGATTCCAAAAGCATATTTGGGATACGATGAGAATGTAAATGGTAAAGCAACTCTTGCTGCAGAAGATGTAAGATTTGCAAGAACAATTGAGAGAATCCAAAGAACTCTTATCTCAGAATTAACTAAGATTGCAGTAACTCACTTAGCAGCTCAAGGTATTGAAGGACGGGAAATGGTAGATTTTGAATTAAATTTGGTTAATCCATCTACAATCTATGAGCAAGAAAAAGTAAACCTATGGAGTGAGAAAGTTAGATTAGTTTCTGATATTACTCAGTTGAATATGGTTTCTAAAGAATGGGCATACAAAAATATCTTCAACTTTAGTGATGATGAAATTGATTATCAGAAAACAAATCTTATCAATGATATCAAAGATAGATATCGTTATCGTATGATTGAGGATGAGGGTAATGACCCTGCAATGCAATCAGAACCAACTGATGTTGAGGATGAATTGGAAGAATTAAAATCATCTTTAAAAGATAAAGGTGGTAGACCTAGAGAAGGAAATACTTATGGGAAGGATAAACATCCATATGGTAGAGACCCTTTAGGAGCAAAAGAGAATCAAAAAGCGTTATCAAAAAATGAATCTTCGGTTTCAAGAAGTGCTAAAAATGCAGCTAAAGCTTATGTAAATGGAGTTTCATCAAAACGAAAATTAATGAGCGAAACTGGTGATTTTTTAGATGATTCAAATTTGTTAGATGATTAATTTTTAGGAAATCAAAATTAACTTATATTTATATACGATGTAATATCGTATATTGGTATATTATTATAGGATAAAAAACATAATGAAGAGGGTAAAACATTCAAAATTTAAGAATACAGGTATTCTATTCGAACTTTTGGTGAGACAAATCACCTTAGAAGTATTGAATGGTGATACGACTGAAAAGGCAAAAGGTATTGTAAGAGAATTCTTTACACCATCAACCGAGCTCAATAAAGAGCTTAGGTTGTACGAACTTTTGTTAAAAGAAAAATATAATTCAGAGTCAAGAGCTGAAAAATTCATTGAAACTGTCAATGAAGCTCACAATCGTATTGACCAAAAGAAATTACAAAGAGAAAAGTATAATCTTATCAAAAAGATTAACGAATCATTCAATATGGATGAATTCCTTTCTTCACCTATTTCCAACTATAAGGTATTGGCATCAATCTATAAGGTTTTTGAATCTAAAAAGTATGATAGCTACGATGTAAAAGATGTATTTAACTCAAAAATTACTCTCATTGAGAACATCACATCTAAACCAGCTACTCTTACTGAAACAAAGAAAGATAAAGTTGTTGAAGATTACAAAAAGCAAGATAAGGATTTAAGATTACTTACTTACAAAATCTTAGTAGAAACCTTCAATAAAAAGTATTCTAATTTAGATGAGAATCAGAAAGAATTGTTAAAGCAGTACATCAACAATTTAACAAACACAACTGGATTCAAATCTTATGTAGAAAATGAGATTCCAAAAATCGTAAAAGAATTAAAATATATCCAATCTAAAGTTAGTGATAAAGTAACTAAGATTAAGTTGGCTGAAACTATTTCAGTTTTATCAAAAACTAAAATTGGAAAATCAGTTTCAGATAACCAAGTTTCATCATTAATGATGTCTTACGAACTAATCAAAGAATTGAAGAGTAGAG